AACCGCCCGCCTGTTCCGCCAGATCGAAGTCCAGCGCCAGCGGGTCCACTGGCACCAGATAGCTGGTTCCAAGATCAAGGACCACGGCCAGCGGGTTGGTTTCGGGGGCGTAGGTCATGATTAAATTGGGTAGGCCACAATAACAATCCCTGAGCCACCGCCTCCCGATGCAAGTCCTCGGTACTCCATGCCTCCGCCGCCGCCGCCAGTGTTGGGGGTGCCGGAATGAGGTCGGCGGCCATTCCCTGTATCTGAACCTCTGCCGCCGCCGCCGAGGCCGCCTTCTACATTGCCGTTAGCAGCATGAGCGCCGCCGCCTCCTCCAGCAAAAAACCTGTTTGTTCCCGTTATTAAGTCCCCTATCCCGTCGCCGCCATAACTGTCGGGATAACTTCCGCCAGAAGTCCCTGCGCCACCGCCTCCGCCAGCGGCCAGGTCACTTGACGCAAACGTATCAATGCCCGTTCCTCCAGAATTTCCTTGTGAGCCTGAACCACCGAGGCTGTCCGCGCCACCAAAGCTGCTGCCGCCGCCGCCGCCCGAGCCACCATCAAGACCGGGTGTTGTTACGTCACGTCCGCCTCTGCCGCCGCCGCCGCCGCCAATGGCGGTATAGCCGAAGGCTAAAGAATCCTCGCCATTGTTCCCTTCACCCCCGGTTACTCCACCTGCGCCACCTTGACCGATCAGTATGCTGTTCGCCCCCTCCGGCAGTTCTATGCCGCTGAAGCGTAAGAATCCACCTGCGCCACCGCCTCCGCCAGTGTTATTACCTCCGCCTGATCCACCGCCGCCTACAACCAATAGCTCCACGACAGGCGCTCCAACAACTTCAGCAACTCCGTTGGCCGTGAACTCATGTACTCTGTGCATGGTGCCGTTTATGTCTACCTCGTAAACAAGATCGCCACCTGAAATGCTCGCAATAACCGCGTCCGTAACCTCTGGCGCTACCGGCCCATGCACCATTGGTCTATAAAATGTTCGGGCGATCATGCTCGCGGTGCCATATAGCTGGCTGGCTTCAGTGTCCACTACCCACGTTGGTTCCTCGGCTGGAAGGTCGCCTGATCCGGTGGTTTCCCAAACGTACCCGTTCGGTGTGGTCGGATGGATGCGGTCTCCCACTTCCAGCACGAAATTCCCGGCGAATGCCATTCCATAATCGTCAAAGGCCACCACAAAGACTTCTTGCCCGTATCCCGCCAGCAGGTCGATGGTGTAGCTGCCATCTGCCGGGTCGCTGGTGGCGTTTCCGAGACTCTTGCTCAGGGTTACGGGTTCGCCGTCTATGTCGTGAGGGGTCGCGTTATATCCGAAGGCCCGGACGGTGCGCTCGGCGGGCGTCCCGTCGATTTGAACGATGCCTGCCACTTTACTTGTCTGTACCATCAGTCTGCATCCCCTCGGTTTTGTGTTGCGAATTGGTCGGTTTCCTCTACGGCGCGTCCCGCCACGATGGTGCGCGCTACCCAGAACGGGGCCTGTCCGCCGTCGGTGTTGAAACGCAGGGTATTGCCGCTCACCCAGCCGCTACCCCAGCCATCCGATCGGATCGTGAAATAGGGCGCTGCCGTGGCTTGGTTCGTGGGCGCCAGGTCGGCGCTGATGTTGCCGCTGGCTACAACGCCCACGGTTTCTCCGATCACCTCAAAGCTGGTGCTGCTGGTGAACCGGATGGCCCAGCGTTCCTGTATTGCGCCCTGGTTGGTGATCTCGATCGGGTTGCTCACCAGGTTGTACTTGGCCGTGGTGTCGCTTCCGATTCTCTCGTCATCCCAGGTGCTACCGTCCCAGCTTTGCTGGTGGAATGCATTGTGTGCCCGGGCGCGTAAGTCGCCGTAAAGCAGGGCGGCGCTGGCGATGGTGTCGCCGGCGGTGTAGTCCTGGGATAGCGGAATGTTCAGGCCGATCTGCCCGCCGATCTGGACGTCGGTGGCCAGGCCCATATCCTCTACTCGATCGAACACCTGCAGCGGCTCGGTGACGGCGTTGGCTTCGGCGTCCACCAGCGTCAGCGGATCCGCAAAGGTTAGGGTGCCGGCGTCGGTGTCCAGGGTGTACTGCGCGCTGTCCAGCCGGTTGCCGTTGGCGCCCTCGATGTAGACCTCGGCCTGGTTCTGCCGGGTGAAGGTGATTTCCTGGCCGGCGGTGGCGGTGACTACTTCCTGCTGTTGGGTGTTGCTCACAACAATAACGTCGCCCCGGTTGAACTGCGGCACTCGTCCGTCGCTGGGCAGGCGGGTGGCGTCCAGCCCTACCAGGTCTGCATCCAGCGGCAGAAAGCTGAAGCTCACGGCGCTGTATCGCACACTGGCAGGCATGATTGGAATGTCTCGGTTTCCGCTGCCGAATGGGCTATCGGTTGACCAATGAATAACAACCAGCCCGGTCTGGGTGTCTACGAATCCGCCGCGAATATTACCGCCGGTAATGCTGCCGTCGGTCTGGGCATTCAGGGTTATCTCACTGCCGTCGATGTCGGTGGCGTTGACGATCAGGCTGCCTTCTCTCAAAGGTGCGCCAGCGGTTCTGAATACTGTCTGGGTTGCGGGCGCTTGGCCCAGCGTTGTCAGGCAAGCGATCAATGTCACAGGGGTGTTGGTGGGCAGGTTTGCCGGGTAGTCTTCCAGCGTCACAAGGCCGGTGGCGTAATCTATCGCGCCGACGACGGTTCCGCTGTCGGTCACTGGCGACCAGTCCTTAAGGATTGCCCCGTCCTGATCTCGGTACTCTGTTCCGCCAATGCTGAATATCACGCTGTTTCGGATAATGGCGCGGTTGGCGTCTGGCACCAGATCAATGGTCACGCCCGGGATAGGCCGGGTGGTACTGAGAACCGTTACCGGATCTGCCGGGTCGGTCCATCCGATTGTGGCGGTGGTGTTGGCGTAGGTTTCAACTGTCGATGCGCTTCCGGATCTCCAGTAATACCTGCCTGAGAATATGACGTCCTCGGTACGGAAACCATGGCTGACAGATTCCCGAGGGTCGAGGTTTAGTTCTCCGGTAGCGTAGTTCACGGTACCGACTGCCGTCCCGCCCTTATTCCTTATGAGGTTGCCTTGGCCGTCATCGGTCAGGGTGACCTCCTGTGTCCTATAGGTGAACCTGTCAGCCTTTCCTTTGAGGGCGAGGTATTGCCACTGAATTGACACACTCTGAATAGTCAGGCGAATATCGACGGAGCCCTCGCGCATGGCAACGCCGGGGGCGTAGTTTGTCTGCACTCCGGCTTGATCATTAAGCGTGAAGGTTGCGTTCGCTTTGCTGGTCCCGCTCCATTCCTCGTAGTCGATTGAGTAGTCGCCGTCGCTCGGGTTCGGCGCCGGGTTCGGGTTCAGGAAAAGCAGGCCATTAGCGTAGCTGACGGTACCGCCTCCATCGCCCGCCAGATTGCCTTGGCCGTCATCGGTCAGGGTGTACTGCGTTCCTCCGGTGTTCCAGGTAACCACTACGCTGCCGGGTGAAAGGTTCCGCTTTACGTTTTGTACGCTCGAATAGTTATAGCTCGGTGCGACCATTCCCATTTCTTAGGCTCCCTCGACGAATACTTCGCCAATCTCGAATCTGATGGTTGGGGCGTCTGCAGTGCTGGCACCTCCCTGTATTACGGTGCCTTGCTTTTCGCCCCAGGCGATGATGATTTCGGTGCCCGCGTCAGGCAGTGCGGCCAAAGTGAAGTTCATTGTGCCGGTGGTGTACGCTATTGCCCCGGTGCCGTCGCCGGTAAGCTCTCCCGCCCCGTTATCTGCCAGCAGGTACCAGTTCCCCTGGGCTCGATACTCGACGGTTACGGTGCGCTCTGAAGCTGCCGGCTCTGTTTGGTATACCCATGTCAGGCTGCGGGTCTGCTGATTGACTTCGAGGAAGTCCTGCTTGCTCTGCTGATTCACTACGGCGCCGGGCTGAAAGGTCAGGTCGGTGTTGTAGCTGGTGCTTCCTCCCGAATAAAACGCCGTGATGATGCCGTTTTGGTAGTCCACTGCGCTCAGTTCTTCGTTCAGGCGATTGCTGCCTCCGGTGTATTCCAGCTTGCCGCCGTGATCGACGTACTCGCCGTTGGTGCCGGTTATTACCAGGGTGCCCGGAACAATGGCCCGCCCGGTGTAGTAAATGCCCGCGCCGTCGGCGTTGGTGGTCACGTTGTCGGCATTAACGGTAACCGTGCTCTCACTGGCTGGCCGGATGATGGCGGCCTCCGCTCCGGCTTGCTGGTCGGTGATGGCATTCTCGGTTTGCGCGCTGGGTACCAGTGCAGAGTAGGCGTCTGCGACTCTGATACTGCGGTCGCCAACGGCAGCCGGTGCGGCCAGGGGCGATGCGCCCATGTACTTGGCGGCGTCTGCGATCTGAGTTTTCAGTATTCGGTTTCCGCCATTTCGGTTTCCGGTGGGGCTCGGCTCGCTGCCCGAAAAAGAGTATCGAAGCGGCTGGGAAAGCTCTATCACGTAGGTCTTTAGGCGGAACGTCTGGTAGCTGCCGAACCTTTCGATGGTGAATGTCCGCTCCGCAATCTGGACGGCAACAACGCGCACGTATTGCTCGGTGTCGTACCTCAAATCCCTGAGCACAAATATCTGGCCGGGCTCGGGGTCTTGCGTGTTGAATGTCTGGGCCAGGCATTGGATCGCCCTCTGGCCTTCCAGTTGCCCGCCCCAAAGCCAGAAAGGGGCGGTGCTGCCGGCGACCACGTAGCTCTCGATTCTGTCCTGGGCATCCACGCGCCGGTCGGTATGGCTGCCGGTGCTGAAGAGCAGGGCGTGGACGTTCGGGTCCGCCGGCCGCTGGCTGAGTATCGTGTGCGCGCCCAACAAGGTGTCCTGGTTCGCCGCGTTCACGTAGATAAACATTTTTCGCAGGTTCACGCGGCCGTATACCCGATCGACTCGGCTGATGTCGGGAAAGGTGTTGTTGATCAATCCGCTCTCGACAATGTTGCCGCTCATGCGGCCGCCGCCGTCATTGGTGTCGGCCATGACTTGGGATTCTGAAAGAACGATCTGGTCGCTGGTTATGGTCATGGTGTCACTTCCATTAAGTTCACGGTGATGGCGTATTGCTGGTCGGCCTGGGGGTCAGCCAGGCGCATGATCTCGGCGGCCTCGATGGCGGGGCGTCTGAACATGCAGGTGTAGGCAATTCCCCAAAGGGTCAGGGTCAGGGTCTGATCCTGGACGCTGGCCATGGCATAAAGCGCGCGCAAGGTCGCACGGTCGCACCAGGCGCCCTCGGTTCCGCCGAACAGGGTGATGGGCCTGCCGTCCTGCCGGGTGCCTTCCTGGATCACCAGGTTGCCTGCAAGGCTGTACTCGGTGCTGTGCTCGACGGGGGTCCATCCGAACTCGTCACGCCATTGAAGTCCGGCTGGTAGTTCTACGGTGCCCGTCCCGTCGGTCAGGGTAATCTGCATTAGTTGGCGCTCCTTAGCCCGGCTTGTTCCAGCGCGCTCAGGAATCCATCCGGGTCATTCGTTTGTACTTCGGTGGTTCCGCCCTGGGGCGTCTGCAGGACGATGGTCTGTCTGCTGCCCTGGCTGTCTTGCCGGTTCGTGGTTGTGCTCGCGTCCCGGCGCTGCGTTGCCTCGGCTGCCTGGCGCTCTCGCTCAGCCTGTTCTTGCCTGGCCTGCCGGTCGGCTGCCTCGCGCTCGCGCTGGTTCTCGGCTTCGCGGCGATTCTTCTGTTCGATGGTGTTGATCTTCGATAGCTGATCCAGGGCTCTCTGGTAATCGGCGGCCGCGTTGTCGGCTCCGGCTTGCTGGGCACTTTCCAGCTCTACCTGCAGGCGCTTGCGCTCGGCTTCGTATTGCAGGCGCTGGGCTTCCTCGGTGTCGCCCTGGATCTCTGCCAGCCGTTGCTGCAGTGAGTTAAGGGTGGATTCGGCGCTCTGGTTCAGGTTGTCCATTTTCGCGCGGGCGGAATCGATGGCGCCCTGCAGCCCGGAGAGCCGTTGGCCGTCCAGCAGATTAAACTTGTTGGCGGCGCGGTCGCTGAGGCGGTTTAGTTGGTCCATCGAAAGCGCGCCAGACTCGATCTGCTTTTGCAGGGCCTCCATGGCCACGGCTTGCGCGTAGAATTCCTTTCTCGTTTGGGCCGCTGCGATCGCGGTATCGGCAAACCAGGCGGCAAAGCTGTTGCTCATTACCCTGCGCCGGGCGGCGTTCAGCTCATCGACGCGCCGGGTGGTTTCCTCCAGGGCCTCGCTGGCACTCACGCTCTCATCCACAAAAGCGTTACTGCCGATCCGTTCCTCGAACAGATTCCGGGCCGCTACGCTCAGG